GAATAAAAGAGCTTTAGGTATTCCGCATGTGACACGAGACATGGCTAAGACCTTCATCTACGCCTTTCTCTTAGGTGCGGGTATCCCTAAGATAGCAAGCATCTTAAAGGTCAATAGGACACAGGCTAAAGATGCCGTTGATAACTTTCTAGAATCTATCGACGGACTTAAAGAATTAAAGAAAAAGAAGATCCCACACATTGCCAGAAGAGGTTACTTTACTGGTCTTGATGGACGTAAGGTAAAGGTTCCCAGTGAACACAAAACACTAGCAGGTATGCTCCAGAATGGCGAGAGTGTTGTGGTTAAGCATTGGGTGCTAGAGTGGAAAACGGCAGCAGAGAAGGAAGGCTTAGACTTTAAGCTGATCGACATTGTACATGATGAAGTGCAGGTCGAAGTGCCTTCGATGGAAATAGCTGAAAGGTTAATTAGGATACAAAAGGAGAGCATGAACAGAGTTAGAGATAAGCTTGATGTCTTTTGTCCATTGGCAGTTTCGTCAGATGTTGGAAGGAACTGGTATGAGACACATTGACGCATTGCGTAGTTGTAATATTTATGATATAAGACAGATTCCAAAAGGAGAATCACTATGAGTAAAACAGTGTACAAAACGTATGATGGAACATCCATGTACGCACAGGTCTTTGAACGTAACCGTGACATGGGTAGCGAAGCTTACCCCTTAGATGACGTTGACGGTCAGTACAAAATTCAACTTGTCTTTGATGAAGACATGAAGAAGAGAATGATTGCTGACGGTATTCCAGACGTCATCTTGGGTAATGAGATGTTCAAAGAAACAGAAGATGGTTTGTATGGTTATACATTCAAACGGACACATCTTCACAAGAGGTTTACCAATGACGATGGGACACCTCAAGTAAACGGACCACCTAATGTAGTTGATTGGAAGGCATCTCAAGAAAACAAAGTTGCAGTGCCTTGGGATACTGAAAAAAACATCTGGAACGGCTCTAAAGTTAAGGTAAAGGTTTCGATCTACAAAGGTCGGGTCAACATCGTAACATTGGAAAGCGTTGGTGTTGTGGAAGCAGCCGAAGCCCCTGAACGTGATGAGGCTTTGGTCTGGTAGATGGGAAAGCTTACTCTTAAGTACGAAACTACGGTAGAGGAAGATGGTAGGGATCACTCAGTGACCTTTACAGAGAAAGGAGTGGAGACGATGGAAGATTGTCTCCTCTTCCTTGACGAGGCTGTAAATGGGTGTGGTTGGTCTTACTTGGCTTATTTAATTGCAGTGTATGACACCGGAGAAGAAGTATGCCATCCATCGAATCTCTTGTAGCAGACGTAAACCATGTCCTTCAAACAGGTGAGGGATATACAGAAGAAGTAGCGGAATGGGTGTCGGAAGATGTCCGTAAATCTCTTCTTCGTCAAATGAAGAAAAGAGAAGACAAAGGATCTCTTCGTCTTTCTGGTCTTGGAACAAAGTGTGAACGTAAGCTTTGGTACACTGTCAACAAGGCAACCCACCGTGAGAAATTGACAGCCTCTACCCTCAACAAGTTTATCTTTGGTGACCTTACGGAAAGTCATATAATTGGTTTGTGTATGGCTGCTGGACATAAAGTAGAAGGGATGCAAGACCAACTGAACGTAGAGGGCGTATTAGGTCACCGTGACTGTGTTATCGACGGTATGTTGATTGATGTTAAGTCTGCTTCTAGCTTCAGCTTCAGGAAGTTCAAAGAAGGTAAGCTGAGAGAAGAAGACCCCTTCGGCTACATCAGTCAGTTGTCTTCCTACCTTTACGGTAGCCAAGATGATCCTCTTGTCACAGAAAAGAATAAGGCTGGCTTCTTAGCTTTTGATAAGCAGTTTGGTCATATAGCTCTGGACATCTACGATCTTTCACCAGAGGTGAGGACCAAGAAGGCTGAAGTGGAAAACTGTAAGTCTGTCGTGAAAATGGGCAAACCCCCTGCGAGGGAATATGAGCCTGAGCCTGATGGTAAAAGTGGCAATACTAAGCTTTGTACGCAGTGTAGCTACTGTGACTTCAAGAAGATCTGTTGGCCTGACATGAGGACATTTATCTACAAGGGTGGTCCTCGTTATCTGATTAATGTAGCCAGAGAGCCAAGGGATGTATTTGAGCTATGAGGCCACAGTCAGCTAAAGCTAAAGGCCGTGTCTTCCAACAGGACATACGGGATCTAATTCTCAAGACATACCCGCAGCTTGAGAATGACGATGTTAAGAGTACAAGTATGGGAGCCGGTGGAGAAGATGTCCAACTAAGCCCAGCCGCCAGAAAAATACTTCCGATACAGATTGAGTGTAAAAGAGTTAAGTCAGCTAAGACTATTTATGGCTGGCTTGACCAAGCAAACACACATGGTGATTATTTGCCTGTTGTTTTTATTAGGGCAGACAGAGAAAAACCTCTGGCGATTTTACCCGCAGAGGTTTGTATAGAATTATTGGAGTATTTTAATGGGCAAAAGAAGTGAGTTTGAAAGAATAGAACGAGACTTCTATCCTACACCATTCTCTGCTGTATTGCCTTTGTTTGAACACTTACCATTCTCAGGAAACTTTGCAGAGCCTTGTGCTGGTGACGGTAGGTTAATCAAACACATTGAAGACAACTCTTATTTGTCATGTACACTTGCGATAGACATAGAGCCTCAGTGTGATCGTGTATCAAGAGCTAATTGCCTAGACTATGACTTCGATCCTGTAGACTTTATAATAACTAATCCACCTTGGGATAGGAGACTGCTCCACCCTATGATAGACCACTTCGTAAGGTTTGCTCCTACTTGGCTCTTATTTGATGCTGATTGGATGCACACTCTACAGTCAGAAAGGTTTATGCTATACTGCTCAAGGATTGTTTCTGTCGGTAGAGTGAAGTGGATAGAAGGCAGCAAGAGTGTTGGTAAAGATAACTGTGCTTGGTATTTGTTTGATGTTGAAGATGAAGGCCCGACAGAATTTTACGGGAGAGTAGATTATGGAAGACCAAGAAGAAATTCGTGAAGATAGTTACAATGTACATCTTCACATAACAGTAGATAAATCCGTATACTGGCATCCTGTGTCAGATTCTGCTGTCTTAGACGATTTACAAGAACACATAACTGATGCTATAGAAGATATAGGGGGAATCGCTGTGATGTCCTTCGACGCAGAAAGGGAAAAGGAATGATTTCAATGCGAGAATACAGAGAGATTTTAGACACATACTCTGATTGGGTAGAGGGTAAGATCTTGACAAAAGGTAATGATCGTATCTTTGAAAATACTTTAGGTCTTGTTGGAGAGGCTGGAGAAGTGGCTGAAAAAGTAAAGAAAATGGTACGTGACAAAGCACGTTATTCAAACGAGGAATTACTTAACGAATTAGGTGATGTCTTGTTTTATACGACAGCTTTGGCTAACCTCTACGGTGGGACACTTAAGTCTATTATTGAACTCAATATGGAAAAGCTTGACGGTCGCATGGAACGTGGTACACTAAGAGGCTCTGGCGATAACAGATAAGAGGAAAAGAGGATGTCAAAAAATAATTACTTACCTACAGACTATCAGACTTTCATAGCCAAATCTCGCTATGCAAAGTACTTTGATGGTAAAGGTCGTGAAGACTGGTCTGAAACAGTAGAGCGTTACATGGATAATGTTGTGCGCCCTAAAGCTGGTAAGGACAGCTACGTTAATCAAATACGTGATGCTATCTTAGGCCTAGAGGTTATGCCTTCTATGCGAGCTATGATGACAGCCGGTAAAGCTTTAGAGAGAGACAATACAGCCGGTTATAATTGCTCTTACCTACCCGTAGATGACCCTAAGTCCTTCGATGAGGCTATGTTTATCCTGCTGTGTGGCACTGGTGTTGGTTTCAGTGTCGAGAGACAATTCATAAGCAAGTTGCCTGAAGTACCTGAGTTGTTCGAGAGTGACACCACAGTCGTTGTCAAAGACAGTAAGGAAGGTTGGGCTAAGGCGTTCCGTCAAGTTCTAGCACTCCTCTGGGCTGGTGAGATCCCTCAATGGGATGTTAGTAGAGTACGTCCTGCTGGGGCAAGACTAAAGACATTCGGCGGTAGAGCTAGTGGTCCTGCGCCTCTTGTAGAGCTATTTAACTTTGCTGTACAGACCTTTAAGAATGCCCAAGGGCGTAAACTTTCAAGTATTGAGTGCCATGACCTTATGTGTTTTATTGGTCAGATTGTTGTAGTTGGCGGGGTTCGTAGGTCAGCTATGATCTCTCTGTCCAATCTATCTGATGATCGGATGCGTCACGCTAAGTCAGGAAGCTGGTGGGAGACTGCTGCTCATCGTGCATTGGCTAACAACAGTGTGAGCTACACAGAGAAGCCTGACATGGAAACATTCATGCGGGAGTGGCAAGCTCTAGTGGAAAGTAAGTCTGGAGAACGTGGTGTATTCAATCGTCAAGCGAGTAAAAAACAAGCTGAGAAGTATGGTCGCAGAGATCCTAACCATGAGTTCGGAACCAATCCTTGCAGCGAGATCATCTTGCGCCCAAATCAGTTCTGCAATCTTACGGAAGTTGTCATACGTGCTACGGACAGTATCGAAGATCTGGAACGAAAAGTCCGTCTGGCAACAATTCTGGGAACTATCCAATCATCGTACACAAAGTTCCCTTACCTGCGAAAGGTGTGGTCTACCAACACAGAAGAAGAACGGTTGCTTGGTGTGTCACTCACAGGGATAATGGACAATAAACTGACAACTTCAGAAAACAGGGGGTTAAAGAAGACCCTTGAGCATTTACGAACAGTGGCTGTTGATACTAATGCTGAATGGGCTGATCGTCTTGGTATACCTCATTCTACTGCTATTAGCTGTATAAAACCATCGGGAACAGTCTCACAACTGGTGGATAGTGCCAGTGGCATACATGCTCGCCACAGCCCCTATTATATCCGCACTGTGCGTGGTGATAATAAAGATCCCCTGACACAGTTTATGGTTGACAGAGGTATTCCTAATGAGCCTTGTGTTATGAAGGGTGACACAACAACTGTGTTCAGCTTCCCTGTCAAGTCACCGGCAGGGGCTATCACCAGAAACGATATGACAGCCATAGAGCAACTAGAGATGTGGCTGACGTATCAAAGGTCATGGTGTGAACACAAACCATCCGTGACAATATCAGTCCGTGATAGTGAGTGGATGTCTGTAGGTGCGTTTGTGTACGAAAACTTTGATGAGATGTCAGGAGTGTCGTTCCTACCTCATTCAGACCATACTTACCAGCAAGCACCTTATCAGGATTGCTCTAAGGAAAAGTATGAAGAACTTTTAGCTAAAATGCCTAAGACTATTGACTGGTCTGAACTTTCAGAATATGAGAAAGAAGATAACACCGCCGGTAGTCAAACGATGGCTTGCTCTGGTGATGTGTGTGAGATAGTGGACATCACGTAAGGGAAAGATATGATAAAAGTCAAAGTAACTGACAAGATGTTTTTGTCTGCTCGTAAAAAGGCAAAAGACTTAGGCACTTTAAAGCGAAGTTTTATGGGTGGTCAAGGAAATCTTGTAGGTTTTGTTGGAGAAGAGATAGCTCTAAAAGTTTTAGGGGGAACCTTTTCCAACATTGAAAAAAACATAGACTTTGACATTACGTTAGAAAACGGTAAGACAGTTGACGTAAAGACAAAACGCACGACTGTCGAACCTAAACCCACTTACGATTGCTCTATAGGCACTTACTACAAGCAGAAATGTGACTACTATGCTTTTGTTAGGGTTTTAGGAGACTATAGTCATGGGTGGTTCTTAGGTCTATACGATAGCGAAAAGTACTATGAAGACTGCACATTCTTTAAGAAAGGGGCTAAAGACCCTTCAAACAATTTTACCTTCAGGTCTGATGCGTACAATATGAAAATATCTGAATTATTGTTAGAGGTGTAAAATGGCAAAGTGGAGCTTAGATAAACTTGGCAATGAAGTAGATCCTGTTAATAAACCAGTACACTACAATCAAGCAGGTATCGAATGTATTGATGCTATAGAGGCTATGACGGAAAATATGTCAGGCAGTATAGCGCCCCATGCAGCCAATGTTTTGAAGTATATGTGGCGGTGTGAATACAAGAATGGCCTAGAAGATATTGACAAAGCCTTGTGGTATCTTAATAGATTACGGAAACGATGGGTGGAATCGCATAAATGAATATTGATGTTACTGTTTTTGAAGTTCTGGTATTGGCACATTTAGGTGTCACTCTATGGTTGTCTTGGATGGTTATAAAACAGCAAGAGGCAATCTCAAACATATATGCTGCAATAGCAGCCATGATAGAAGAGGAATAACATGAAAGGAGTTTTATGTGTGGACTGCAATAATACTTACTTGTCATTTAGACACAGCAACTTGTAAGAGTGTATCTCCATCTGTTTTGTACACTTCAGAGGATGTTTGCCTTAAATCATTAGCTCTGGGTATACAGACCCTAGAAGGGAATAGGTGGGTAGTTAAAGACTACCTCTGCCACCAATGGGGTAAAAACTCATAAAGAAAAAGGCCCCAAGGAGAAATCCAAGGGGCCTTAGTTTTGGGAGGAGTCAAAAAGTCGATTAGAGGAGCAACCGACTAACAACACCTTATGTTAAGCTCGCTTCTGTGTCAAGCATTTATTTACCGAAGAATTTAGATACTGATCTGATTCCTATAGACGCTGATACGATACCACCGAGGGAATACTGATACCATATTGGCATAGTCTCAAGTGCTGCAAAACCAGCCTGTACTATAGCATTACCCCAATCACCACAAAATGCTAGTATCAGGGGAATACTGAAGAGTAGAGTTATCCACTCGTCTTTCCATGAGTTTTTTGTAGCCTCTATAGCAGCTAGATCCCAGTCTATCTCACCTGTAAGCTGTTTCTTCTTTATCTCAGCCTCAGTTAGTTTGATCTGTGTCTTACTGTCGATTACACTTGTAGCTAAACCAACTACACTACTTAATATTTGTCCTATCATTTCTTTTCACTCCCCAGCCAAACGGCTATCGTACCCGTCATCGCACCACTTACAACACTAATCATAGCACTCTGTTGAGTACTTAAGTCATCTAAACTAATGCCCCACTCTATTACACGTATATACATAAGGGTCATCACTACCATCATAAGTCGTGGTAGTAGTTTCCAAGCTAATATACGTTCCATTGCAACTGTCATATCAAACCTCTACGTCTAGTATTTTACCTATCTCTATAGGTGCTACGACCCTACCATTTGGGCTGTAGGCTATCTCAGCCATGCTTCTCTGTCTGTTTAAGAGTTCTTCAGCCTTCTCTTGCCAGTACTTATCTAGCCTTATGGTAACCTCACTACGTGTAGCTGGCTCCACAACCTTTGGCTTATCAGCACTAACCTTAGCTGGTGGAGTAGGTGCTGTAGTTACTGTAGTAGCTGTAAACTCAGGTATCTGATACATCTGGAATGGGAAAGTACCTTTAGCATCTAGGCTCATAACATTCCTTTTGAAGACATTATAGCAAGAGTAACTATTCCTGTGATTATGGACAGTACGATTAGAGTACCACCAATAACAACCACCTTCTCTACTATCTCTTGTTTACGGAGTTTCTCAGCAGCTTCTTTCTCTTTACGTTCTCTACGTGTTCTAGCTCTGATTTCCTGTAGCTCACCCCAAGCGGAGTAACCTCTAGTAGCTATTACAATGGCTCTGAGTTCTTCTTCAGCATCCTTAGCCTTCTGTAGCTTTACGAAAGTCTCCATACTGTTCTCATCATCACCTGAGAAGAGACTATTCTTTTTCTTATTGTGGTTGTTCCTTAGTTCATCGACACCATCAAAGAACTCACCTATTTGTTTAGTAACTGAGACAAGCTCTTTACCTGCACTGACAGCAGTCTTGACCGCAGCCAAAGCTGTAAATGGATCTATCATCCTGCACCCCTACAGTGGAAATTAAGACTACCCCCTACAGTGGAAATTAGTCTTCACTAGCCATCTTTTCTACTGATTGTCGGATTGCTTTAATGTTTTCGTCTATACGGGCCATAGATATTGCTTGTCTTTGTGCTGCGTCTTCTACAATAGCCATCCTAGACTGTAGACGCATGATCTCTTCACCATTACGTTCAATATCTGACATCATCATAGATACAGTCCAAACTATAGCTGCTGCTTGAGCTATAAGTCCGAAGATAAGGGTTATAGGTACACTTCTGGAAAGGTGCCAATTATCTTCTTCTCTACTCATGCTGGGTAGACTTTACGATCAAGTTCAAAGTGAGGTGCATCGTAGAAGCTCTTCCAGTCACCACCCCATACGATGGAAATGTCAAGCTCTTCTGCTGCATCCTTCATGGCTTCAGCCATAGTTTCAAACCTATCTAAGTCTTCCCAATCTACAGGCCAAGGAACCATGTCTACAGCATGGCCTGTGAGGTGTCTTGAGTTAAGTGTAGTTGACTTACCCGCTTTGAGTAACTGTCTTTGACGATCAATATGACGTATACCTTCGATAACTGTGAAGTCTACCTCAGTAATCTCTATTGCTTTCTTAACTACAGCTTGCATATCAGGGTGTACTCCTGACAAGTTCTGTAAGCTACGTGTTCCTAGTTTGTATGCCATCTTATTTTTCCTTATCAATTCCCAAAGGCAATGTAGTAAACTATATAGGTTCCGCTAAAAGAATTATCTCTGTTAAATACAAATCTATCCTTATTTATAGAATTGCTTGCATCCAAGAAAGTTGCGCCACCTACGGAGCAAATAATTGACAAACATTGAGTGCTAAAATCTGAGCCAAAATTAACAGTCTGATCATCATCAGTTGAATTTGAAAACGACCCAAATCTAACTTGAAATCCAGAGGGATGATTAAAGCTGCCGTTTGTTGAGCTAAACATAGCATTTAAATCTGGCTGAGTATTTAAAATAACTGGTTCAGCTCCACTGGTTTCAATGGTATATTTAACAACCCCATTGCCGCCATCTCCACCGTTGCCCCTATTACCAATGCCCTTATTTCCCTCGCTGGTATTGGTAACATTTCCGATTTCAGTAATTTCTATTGAAACAGTGCTATAGATTGAAATGTCATATGTATTAGTAACATGAACTCCCGCGCCCCCACCCGCGCCGCCTTTTACTGATGATTGGTTCCAATCGGGAGGATTACCAGCACCGCCGCCACCGCCAGAGCCTAAAGTTCCAGCATCTCCAGTGTCATTTTCGCTACTCCCACCAGCGCCCCCAGAAGCAAACGCGCTGTCTTGCCCATCGTCTCCGCGCCACTTGTCAACTCCAGTACCAGCATCCGCTATCCCACCAGTCGCGTTTACATAAGATTGATTAGTTCCATTAAAAACCAAACGGTATCTTGTTCTGCCTCCTGACGTCGGAGAAGTAGTTTGAACAGAAGCCGCACCTCCAGCGCCGCCGCCAACTGAATTAACAGTTAATGAGACAGCATTTGGATTAACGGTAGAACTCTTTATAACAATAGTCTGAGTGCTTGATATGTTTGCAGAGGAAAAAGTACCTACTGCATCTTTTTCTATGATAGGGTTTGTAATTCTTGTTTGGGTATCTGAAAATGAAACTCCGTGATCGTCTCCACTGCCATCTTGCCCAAAAGTAGAAAAGGCAAAATCAAGATTTCCAGTAGGGTTTCCAAAGAATATACCATTTGTCTGTTCATCATAAGTTGATTTCCCTACCTTCCATGCTGCCCCATCTTCCAGATTAACTTCTGAATTTACCTTGAGCTTGTCGCTTACTATCTCCGTAGCGGCTATAAATTGAGAAAAAGTTTCTAATGCAAAAACAGTTGGCGAAAATATAGCGGGACTATCAAAGGTTTGAGCGTGTGCTGACCAGTCTTGACTGCTGTAATCCCATTTCCTTGCAGATGCGGTTGTAACTTTTCCAGTTCCAGTTCCAGCGCCAGTTGCGGTAAATTGGATGCCAACAAGATTTCTTGAAGCACCAACAGCAGTAAAATCAGTTGATCCCAAAACTTCAATTACATAGTTTGTACCAGATGACATGCTCGTAGCATTTGTAAAAGTTGGGTTTACAAACCTTGCCCAAACTACTGCATCTTCTGGCACATCGCTCATCTGAGATAATAATGGATTTGCGGCTAAGAAAGCTGCATCTAATTGAGCTTGTGTTGTTGTTTGTGGGTCTACATTATTAGTTTGTATTTCCGCTCCATTAAGCGTTACAATAAGACCACTTTGACCCGCTGGTCCTTGGACATCAGCCGCAACCGTACCATTACTCTCATCACTGAAAACAGAAAGGTTACCAGAGAAATCTCTAGCTTTGATTTTGTAATAGTGAGTAGAGTTTTGTACCAACCCGCCATGTACTATGTTTGTACCCGCTGATGCCCCTATTTTTGTAAATGTACCACCACTTGAAGTGCTGTGGTAAACTTCCATAGCTTGAAAATCTACAGGAGAGGAATAACCTTCCCAGTTAATTTCTAGTTGTTTAACCCCAGCTATAACTGTTGGCGTTGTAGGTTTGGCTGGCGCTGTTGTATCACCCCCAGAGGTAGCTGTAGCAGTAGAATAAGCCCCTCTAAAACTACTGACTGAGACACTTCTAACTCTTGCAGTATAACTTACCCCATCAACCACTGGTGATAACAGCGCAGAGGTATCTGAACTGATAAATGTTGTTCTGTTTGCGCTACTTGTTTGACCCCACTCTATTTCATAGTGGCTGACAAAAGCATTGGTAGGGGCAGTCCAACTAGCAATTAAACTATTTATAACAGTTCCATCACCCTGAACCTCAGATCCACCATCAGATAGGGCAAGGTTTGTTATAGCTGTACCAGCCGTAATGCTAGGTAGAGTTGTATTGTTGCTTGAAATTGCTGTTTCTTCAGCACTCCAATTAAATGCAGCAGCAGAGGTTTCTCTTAGCGTAAGAGTTACTCTTAAGTCGCCAGCATCTTGATTAGAGGCAAACTTCCAACCAACAACCTCAAATTCTTTTGCACTAAAGCCATAACGAGCATTGGTAATACCAATAATATCCCCGACCTCAACTTCAAGCGCCTCTAACCCAAAGTCAGCGCTAAAGGTCATCTGCTCACGACCTCTATATAAAGTTAATTTTGCAAGGCGTTGTGCTGTTGCTGAACTTGTTGTGAATGGCAACTGAAGGTCAAGTAGAGCCTCTTCACCGTTGTCCTCAGTTACAAATGCAGAGCCTGTAATCTCTGGGTAGTCGGCGCTAATCCAACCCTGCGAAGCATCAATAAACGTACCTCTAACTGTGTTAAAGTTATCACGCATAGTTATGCGAGTGTCTAAGCTAATCGGACTTCTTAGATCATCTAGTGTGAGAGTTTTGACTGGTGACGAATAAGCTCCAGCTTTTAGTTTCCAATAACCAGAACCCCAGAATAGTGTACCAGCGCAAGCTGTAACCATATCCCCTAATACATCACCTACAGCCCTATTAGACTGAACTACACCATTGAGTGCATACCTCTTTTCAGTACTACCACCAGATAATGTAACATTCTCATCACACTCGTTAGCAGCAGCGGAAAAGGAAACATCATCTATAGCACTGTCAGACAACCCATATGAGGATGTCAAGAAGTCACGAACACAAAGCGCAGCATTACTACTATAGCCTGTCGATGTCGTTCTGGGATCGTAAACCTTTTTACCCTGCACAACAGCAGTAACGACAGGTAAACCATTTACAAACACATCTTGGTCATACTCATATCTGACATACAGATAAGCTATACCTAAACCCTTAAAAGAACTTGTGACACTAGTTTCAGATACCAGATCACTATCCGCTGTAGTCTGTGACCCATCGTATTTCTTAATACGTATCTTGCTATCCCAATTAACTTGCTCTGAGCCTGTACCAGCAGTCGTAACAAAATTACCACTGAATGTAGCTATTTGGTCATTGATATAAATGTCACCAATCGAGTTTACTTCGTGACCGGCAAGGCAAATTATCTGATGCAGATATACATTATCAGAGCCAGTGGTTTCATAGAATGTAACGATCCCACCCTTACGAACCTCACCATAAATAAAGTCTTGTGGGGCAATTCCAGCAGTTCGATTAACTAAAAGACCAGAGCTATCTAACGCACCAAAATCAGGCTTGGGGGTAAGTGCAGATATGGCCCAAGATGTAATGGCGGTTGTGACTAAGTAGCCTACAATGAAACTAGCCACCGTTGATGCCGCAAGTGTTGTAGCCCCCACTGAGGTGAGGATATATGCACCAACAGTTACTGGATCTCTAGGAACTCTATCCCAGCTATTCCAGTTTTGTATCGTGTAGTCACCTAGCTTGTACTTATTCATATCTCTTTAACCCATGCTTGGTGAATGTAATCTAGTGGTAAGAACAACATACCCTCTTTAGATAGAAAAACAGCCTTAGTGCCAGTGCAGATGCCCATAGCTACGCCTATAATCCATCTCTGTGCCTCTTTGGTTGTAACTAATGCACCAAGGGGCGGAATGTGATTTATACGTTCCAGTCTATTATCTACAGCAGATGTAAAACTAGAAAACCCAAACTCTTTCTTTAATTCACTTCTACGCAAAGTCATTGAACCATTCATATAACGCCCAAGCCAATCATCAGCCCAACCTTCACCATACATGGCTTTGTAAGCGTTATTGGTAAATGTAAGACAATCATGTTTACCCCACTCAAAAGACTTATCCCTGACAGATTTGAGATAGTCGTTTAAGCTCTCTCTCTGCCCCATACTACATCCTTGTCTTGTAAATCTGTAACATAACTAAAGAAGGTATCACCAGTGTGTCGAGACAAGTGGTTCTCTTCTGTGTACCTTCTGTTGCTGGCTTTCTCTAATCTAATAAGTTTACTCTCAACAGCTATTGAGATAACACTTGTCTCTCCACTGTCCTCAATAGTCATTGTGTTCATAAGACCACTAAAGACTTCTATCGGAACAGTTGTATCTGTTGTACCAAAGTAAACCTTACACTCTCTTCTTTGATAAGGTTCACTAAGAGCTAAAGTTACAAGTGTAGATGGTACACCAGAGAGTGATAAGGTTATACCTTTAGCGGAAAGGTCACTAGCTTCTTCAAGACCACTGATAGTTAAGAGGTTACCACCACCAGTGTAAGTATTGCTAAATATTGTTCTTTCACCATAGCCAGTCCATAACCGTATAGGCGCACTGTCAAAATCAAGTTCGACAGCATAGTAAGGATGTACCTCTGGTTGACTAAGAGATGTAAGTAATGCTGATGGTATTGTACGGCTCATAGTGCTTCCATTGCTCCAAATGAGATCCCATAGAAACTAGCTTCGTTTATACTAAAACCTTGCTCGTTAGAGGCTAACCTAAAGATACCTTTAGTGTCCTCTACAGTGACAGCAGCATTGTTAGCTATAGTGGTTCTAACATCAGGCCATATGTCAACTGTTGCTTGACCAGACCCATTAGTATTAACATCTGCTAAAACTTTAAACAGTTGTCTACTTGTTCCAGTACCTACTTGCATGTAGTCACCAGCTTTAAGGTAACCTGTCCGACTTGCAGGGGCGCTATCAATAGCAAGTGTGTTACCAGATGATGTAGCTCCATTTACTAGGATTGTATCTGTGTCCCTAGCTGAACCTCTAGGTGTTACAGCATTAGGATCACCTAAGTAGAAAGTTCCTAGTTGCCCCTTAAGGGAAATAAGCCAAGCCACCCACTCTTCAGCTAAGTCTCTACGAATACTAGGTAGAGTAACATCTGCTTGCCAAGACTGTCCAGAGTAGGCATGAACTTGAGTTGAGAAAGTAAAGGGGGATCTTGAGACAGCTACAGCATTAGTAACTCTAAGCTCTATCTGAGCTATACCAATGCTTGTAGGTAACGATAAAGGGTAACTAATAGCCATTACGAGAATGCCCTTCCATATGATCCACCACGCCTTTTAGCATCCACTACAGCAGCTTTAGCACTGTCAGCTATCTGAGGCATAAGCTGTTTAATCTCAGCACGTACAGTCTGTTGTACGCCTGTGGAGACATTGATATTCTGAGTTACGTTAATAACTTCACCACCTACTGACTGACCTTTAGTGTGGTCTACTACAGTCTCTCTAGGGTGTAGCATAGCCATAAAGCCACCCTTACCATCTAAGCCACCTGATCTTGGGCCTGTGCCTGTGTAGCCACCACCGTCAAACACCCCTGTCGGTCTTACAGGGGGAGCTACAGAACCCGCAGTACCAGCAGCAGAGGCAGGGGAAAAGAATCCCGTAATACCAGCCCTAAGAGATTGAACCATTTGCTCGACAACCATGATGCGATATAGTTCTCTAATAATATCAGCAGCCATAGCTCTGAAGGCATCTTTAGCTGACATAGTACCGTCTACCATATTCATAAACAAGTCACCAAAGGCTCCAGAGACAGTATCAGCTATTTCTACTTGTTGCTTTTGCGCTTCTGTTAGTTCTCTGGTGAGGTCTATAGCTTTTTCTAAATCTTTAGCTCTTCTTGCTGCGGCTTTTGCATCAGCTTCTTCTGCGGCCTTTCTATCTTTAAAGATCTTAGCGGCTTCAGCAAGAGCATCCTCATTTATAAACATAGGTGCTGTACCCAACAACATTTGAGATCTAGCCTCTAGCGCAATATACCCCATCCTTGTCTCATGGGCCTTTTTGTCTCTCCTCGCCCTTTCAGCATCTCTAGCTTTTTGACCAGCAGCAATATCCTCTTGCATTGCTTGCATCGCTTTTTCTCTGTCAATTTGTAATTTAGCAGCTTGTTTTTCAGCCTGTGTCTCTGCATCTCTTACTTGTTGACCATTTTTAAGCTGCATCTGACTTGCTTGCATAGCAGACTTAAATCTTTTTACTTGCTCATCTTTTCTCTGCTTCTCAGCTTTTTCTTCTGCATCTCTTACAACTTGTCCAGCCGCAAGTTGCATTTGACTTGCTTTCATAACCGACTTAAACTTGTCTTCTTGTATCTTTTTAGCTTTATCGTTAGCCGCTTCTTCTGCTATTCTTTCTGCATTGGCAGCATCATGTACTAGCTGTTGAGCTTGAGCTATAGCTTCATAATATGACTTTTGCTCCCCAGTCATATCTTCGTAAGCCCCTGCATACTTCAAGGTGAAGTCTAGTAACCCTTGAAGTGCATCCTCTTGGTCTTTAAATGTCTTTGCGGATGCCAACATACCAGACAGAACAGCAAATTCACCACCAATCTGACCTCTCTTTTTGGACTTAAACCTATTTAAATCAAAAAAGTCATATATGTCACCGGCTTGGGCACCAGTTAATCTACGAGCTACTTCACCTTGTTCATCTAGTATATCTCTAGCTGCTGCTGAACTTAAGGGGCCAATACCAGATACCTGAGAAATAGCCTGACCTAATTTTACTCTTTGTATTTCTTTAAGCACTCCTAGAAGTCTTCCAGCATTACCTGCAAAAGATCCAAACCTCTCGCTAAGTTGAGAAGTTGACATAGCAGCATCTCTTACAATACTGTCGTAATCTCCTAAAACACCCTTAAGCTCATTCATAACTTCTGTGGTATCTTGAGCATCTTTTTTCGCTTGAAGGAGTGGGGCTAAAAATGAAGTTGCAATAGCTAAACCAGCACCTGCTAAGGCTCCAGCGGCACCGCCAAAAACTGACAATAACTGAGAACCCTGTTGACCCAAGGCAACCATTGCATTTGTGCCACCTTGTATTTGAACAGCAAAGTCACCAACCTGATAACCAACTTGCTGTAACTGCATATTAAAACGGTTTAGGTTTCTTCCTGTACCATTAAACGTCTTACCGTACTGGTTTAACCCTCTTACACCCTCTAAGGCTGTAGTATTAAACCTTTTAGCTGAGCTTGCTGTTTTGTCAAAGTCAGTGGATAGTATTTTTGAAGTCTTGCTTAACTTTTTTATCTTACTGTCCAGTTGATCAACGGCTCTTTGCCCATCAACTTCTACTATGATTTGAAGATCAGCCATTCATTGTACCCATAAAGACTACATCAACACGTTTTATTGCTTCTATTTCCCAAGAAGACAATGGTGTATCTGTAAGCTCCTTCCATGTTTTTATTTCTTGATAACTTATCGGGTTTGGGCCTGAGAACCCCATCGTTCTACTTGCGTTTAATACAATAAAGGCAGACCAAACATGAGACATAAGCAATGGGAAGTCGGGGCCATCTAATGCTTTTGGTCTGTGTCCAGTCTGCCTTTCTACTTGTTCTAAGTGTTCACGTTCTGATGTGCCTGACTTGTCTGGTCTACTTATAGAGAACTCATGCTCTGCATAGTCAACCAGTTCTTCAATCAGGCCTTCGTAAAATCCAGAGAGTTAGCTACTGCTTCCTCAATCTGATCTCTTATCCAGAATACTTCAGCGTAAATCTCTTTGGCCCTAGTGATAGAGAACTTAGGTTTAGAGCCACCATAAGTAATCTTCCAGCCTTTAGTAGTTTTAGCAAGTAAGTCTAAAGTAGCGTCCTCTAGGTCTTCTGCTGTAATCTCTACTTTCTTCTTATTCTGTGCTTGCTTCAGACGTTTGTTGGTTTGTTCATGTACAGCAGCCTTATACTCTTTAGAGTGTGGTGCATATACAGTGATAACCATTGGTGTATCGTCATCATTATTCAAGACATCAAAGCTAGTAGGATGTACAATAGTGACATCTACAGTGTCGCTGGTCGGGGTTAAATCTAGTAAGTCCATGTCGAGTTTCCTTATTGTCGGGGTGAAAAGTTGTCGGGTTAGTTTGTTAAAAGGGGAAGCATCAGACCCGACACCAATGCCTCCCCACCCTAGCTAGGGAACTTATGCAGAGCGAGTAATAACTAAGTTACTTGCGTCTGTCGTGTTGTAGAGTGCTACGAATGACATAGAGATGACACGGCTAGTTGGGCCATCTACACCTACGTCTGCACTGTTAATCTTAGCCCGTGGAAATGCGAACTTAAGGGTATTGCTACCATCGCCTACAGTTACCTCAAGCTCAGTTTCTGTTTCATTTAAGAAGCGGTTGATTAGTGATGCATCCTCAAAGTAAGCTGAGAGAGTACCTTCGATTTCTGCACGACCAACTTCTAACTGTGGCGCACTATCACTACCAATTACAAAGGTAGGTGCGAATGAGTTAGTCAAGGTAAAGTCCATACCAGTTACGATAGCTGATGTAGAGGGTGAACCGTTGACGTTACCAATCTCTAGTGTACCTGAGTAGGCATCGAATGGGGCAGCACCTGATGCAGCATCCTGTGTCTTCTCAGTAGCACTAATAGTCATGTCTTTACCAACCATACCGTAGGTAGCTGTTACCATCTGATTAGGAGCTAGAGAGATACCCATAGTAGAAACTGTCATACCTGTGAACAAACGAGCTTGGTCGATGTCAGCAGCGTAGTCTTCGATAGAGAAGAATTTAGGTGTAGTACCAACCTTAAGGACGTTAGTTGACCAAGTGTTAAGCATAGCTGATTCTAAAAACGCATCGTAGTCAGCATCACGTAAGTCAGCAACAATGTCACCAGCAGCTTGACGGTTACCATGACGGTCAACACGGGGCATACGGTCAGCTTGAATATCAGTACCAGCTACACGATCTTTGCTTAAGTTTAAAGAGTGTGTGCTAAAGGGTAAGTTTGTAAAGTTACCAGCGGGAGTCGTACCAAATGTGCTTTCCACAATGAACGATAGACTGGAACGAGAACCTTGTGCGAAGGCCATGTTGTATTCTCCTAATTGTTATAGACGTACCATCCGATATTAATCGGAACGTAGTACCAAGGCGCATCTAAGAAACCTTGCTGTCTTTCAGCGTAGTCTATAGATACAGTTATTGTTTCATCCCCAGAGTAGGAGATTTTAGTGGTTGCTTCAAAAGCCTCTAGGATAGTGTTAGCTAAGGCATCAGCAGCGGCGGGGCCATTACCTTCTGGGGTGTAGGCAGTTACAACAAACACACCATCGTATCTCTGTTGTGGGTTTAAACCTCTTACAGCGGGTCTACGGAGTGTCGGGAGGAAATTAGTCTGTAGGTAACTTGTACCTGTAGTTGGGCTAAACGAGACATTCTCATAAGCTATACCTGTAGGTAAATTAGAGGTGTTAGCTAACTTGTTCTCAAGTGCTGCACGTATGTCATTATAGATACTAGCCATAAATATTTTCCAATTTAGTAAAAACAAAGAAGCCTTCTTTTTTCGGCCAGTACCCTTCGCTTTTACCGTACTCAACAGCACGGGCATGGGGGCTATTGTTGCGAAGAACGATTGTGTCTACAGTCAATAAAGAAGGTATTTTTTCTAAGTCTTGAGTAAGATTTGAAAGACCTTCATTTTTCTTGGTGATTTCATTTTGCTTTCTAGGTTTACCTTTTGAGCTTTTACCTCTAGGTCTTCCAGCACCTACATTAAATGAGAAAGATGTTACATATGCACCGGTATCTACTGGGACTATGATACTGCCTAAACCAACGGCATCGGTTGCTATATTAACCAATTCACGTTCTATTTTCTGCTCGGCTAAAATCTTGGACTTTTCTACTTTTTCTTGCAATGTCGGCAGGACTTTTAATTTAGCTTTCATTACTCTCTCACATCACACAAGAAACAAAGTTTGACACCATTAGAAAATATAGTAACAACAGAAATAACATTAACTGTGTCACCGTTACCAATAATCTGATCTTCGTCATCGGGTTCTACCTCTAATCCTAAAGCTGGTACCACACATTTACGGGTGCCTCTACGGATCTCATCTACGTTAGCTATGATACCTTGATCGTAGTTGTAGAAGTAACCGTTGAAGCTGTAGTCGGTTGTAGCGGAACCTGTCACTGTCCCTGTAGTAGGATTGTAGGTTCCTGCTGTAGTCTTCTTCTTTAAAGTAAGGGGTTCCCCAAACTCATCAACCATCTTAAGTAGGTTATAACCTCTTGAGAATGCCATCACCTACCCCTTAACTATAGTCGTAGTCATCACCACTGTAACTTGGTGGGTTTTTAAATCTATCCCTACGGAAGGATGGTGGAACACGATCTGTGTTTTGTCTCACATTATCCACCGTGGAAATACTGATACCACCAGCTACTACACCAATACTGGCTCCAGCCTTCTTACCGTTAAGCTCAAGGTCTAGGGCAAGCTGAGAGTACTGGTTAGCTAGGTCACTGTAGTTAGCACTAAGAGCGCCTGAGAGGTTCTGTGTGACCCTACGAGAGTATTGTGCAGCAATTGTCCTAGCTGTCCAAGCACCCGCCTGATATACATTGTTACTGGTCTGAGCTAGTGCAAAGATTATCTCTTCATTCTGAACTTGCTGGTCGTTAGTGTCAGTGTCTCCTACAAGAAGACGTACAGAGTTTAAACGTCCAGAGACTGTCTCCGTACTTAAATTAGTTGCATCATACGACCAAGCCATTATTTAAGTCTCCATGTGACCATAATTTCTACGCCAGCTACGAATAAGCCCACGTTGTTTATCAGCTATCTTAGACTTCTTACACTTCTTCTTTTGGAAATCAGCTTCAGAGCTTGTCTTAGATTTTACTTTTTCATTGATACCGTTTACTAGATTGTGTAGTCCAGCGACATCAAGTACCTCTAATCCGTCACCCACTTTGGTTTCAGCTTCAAGAGTAGAACTGTGTCTTAGTCTACCTTCCCTATAGAGTATCTTTACTAATTCTTTATCTAAACCTATCTCTTTCCACTTAAGCTCATCACCAGCGTTAAATGTGCGGCCTTGTGCTTTCATAGTCAGGGTGACAAAGAGTGGTCTGTCGTACTGCATCGGCTCATTAAGGAACATCGGGTAATCCTTTGATTAAGGGGAAGTGAGGGCCACTACAGCCCCCACCATAGTAAATACTTACTGTACGATGCCGTTTACGAAGGCACCCAAGTCAGCACCTACGATTTGCATATCGTAAGACATCTTAACTTGGATCATCTCAGCAATCTGTTGACGCTTAAGAGCATCGTCTGAGAATGACTCAACAGTGATACCTAAGTTGTTTACACCTTCAAGGTTATTCCAAGCAAAGGTCAAACCAGCGGCTGGTGACATAAGACCAGCATTGTTTGGTGTGTAGCACAACATAGCATGTTTACCACCGATAAACGCATTGCTTTCTGCAACACCTTCAACAGATGAGTTCTTGACAGCTTCCATGACGTAGAAGTTCTCTACCTCAAAGATCTCAGCCAGTTTAGCATCAGTTACCAAAGCTGTGTTGGTTACAGTTGCGCCACCGTTCAAGCGAGCCAAGATGTCTGCGTTGTTTACCAGAGCATCACGTACTTCTTTACCAACAACCATTGTGTTTGGCTTGAAGCCACCTGACTTAAGCTGCATTACACGGCGTAGGTCAGTTACGTTTTGGATTGGTTTAGCAGCAGCATCGTCCCAATACAGGAAGTTAGTTCCTGATGTTGAGCCAGCACCGTCATAGTTGGTTCCCCAGATGTTGTCTGAGAAGAAGTTTGTAGCAAACTGCTCTTCACGATGGATCATCAGACGCATCGCCAGAGTTTCAGCACCAGCAGAACGGATCTCTAATGCAGCATCTTCGTTAGCCAAAGTCTGTTCATCAAAGTCCATACCAAGACCATAAACGTCAGCAAAGTAGCTGCTGTTTGAGATAGTCATACCGATACGGTTTACTTCTGTACGTGGAGCTAGTTTCTCTACGTCACCAGTACGGTTCATGTTCGCACGGTCATAGATGTAGTATTTGTCAGATTGTTTCTGAACGCCTACTGTTGGGAATACCTTATCAGCGATAAAGTTTTCTTGTGATTGTGCATAAGCCAGCGTGAGGTTAGTCAGCGGCTGATCTACATGCACTGCGGATGGAGTCAGCAAGGGCATTATTTATTCCTTTCTATGCTGGATTAAGCTACGATGTTACCGCCTTGGATGAGTTCAATAGCCATGATCTGACCATCAACTGCTGCTTCCAAAGCATAACCCATAACAACATCGCCAGAAGCTGCGGTAAGTGCGTTACCGTCTGCATCGGCTTGAACGGCTGCACCAGCGGCAATAGTTCCACCAGCTTCTACCATTACTTTACCTGAGATTGCTACAGTAGCAGCGGCTCCAGCAGTAGGGGCATTCAACAGAATACCAATACAGTTTTCACCAGCAGAGTCTGCAACGTCTACTTGCCCATCACTCTCAAGAGTAACGAACTTAAATTGTTTTGCTGAAAGGTCTTCCCCAGCAACAAAAGACCGTGTATCACGGGACTGCATTACAGCCATGTTTATTCTCCTTTATAGGATTTGTTGATAAGAGCTTTACCTTCATCGGTCTTAGCAACTGCGGCATAAGCTACAGCGTATTGGCTCTTCTTAAGTTTATTCTCGTCCATATAAGACTTAACGAGGGCATCCAGCTTGTCTTGTGCAGTAGCGAAGTTGCCATCAGCATCTGACTTACCAAATTCTTCCATAGACTCCGCAAAGACTGCATCTGCACCCTTCAAGGCTTCCATGACACTTTCATCTTCATCAAACTTAGCAACAAGTGATTTAGCTACGTCGATGTTGAAGTTAGGTAGAGCTTCTTCTGCACGTTTAGTCAGTTCAGCATCTGCCTTAGCAACTTCTGCTGCTTCCAGAGCCTTAAGGATAGGCGCAGGGATGTCAGCTTTGTTGATTTGTTCACCTTCATACTCTACATACTCAGGCTCGACTTTCTTTTCGATTACGTCAGCTTTGATGACATAACCATTGTCGATAAGGGATTTACGAAGACGCTCATTCTCTTCTCTCAGAGAAACTTCAGCGGCCTTAAGGGTTTCGATTTCTAGCTCTTCAGCAGTTGCTTCATCAGCTTTCTTCATGTCCTGTTGATACATCTTCATGGCCTCTTCTTCAGACATACCTTTGTCCATGTATGGCTTCAGTTTAGCTTTAAGATCATCAGACATTTTTTCTGTTACTTCATGTTCCATAGGTTCTCCACTGGAATTATCACGCTTGTACAAGGAGACTGTTGCCTGTGCGTTTGCTGGACGATCCACCAAAGACAATTCCTCCAACTCAAGCTGTTTTAAAAGGTTAGGCACTATAGTCCTCCTTGATTGCACGACCCCCAATAGAGAAGGCCGCAAGTTCACCAGACTTGACCTTTGCCCAGACATTATCGTCATGGACTTTGAAAGCTACAATCCAGCCTTCACGGTCACTCTGTATGCCAAGGGAGTCACCAATCTCTTTAGTGATAGGCATAGAATGGATAACTGACCCAATCTGCTCCCCTGTATGCATTTGTTTACCGACACGAATATGTTCCATAAAGCTGTTGACAGCCTTAACAAGTGTCTCAGGTTCGATTACGTCACCTTGACGGTCAACCACTGGCTCACCTTTCTCAGTAACGACTGAGGCCCATCCGTAGACTAGACGTTGTTCTTCGTCAGCCTTTAGGATTTGACCTTCAATACTCTTTGTAAGGGGCTTATTGTGGGTGTAGCCTCTTTCCTTCAAGTCAAGATGTTGCTCATAAGTAGCTGCCATAAGAGCATCGCCTGTCTTAGGATCATACATTTGATGAGGTTTAAAATCTTCTTCTACCTTGGTCATACTACCCACCGTTGCTCCACTCCACATACGACAGGACCAGTATCTAGCAGAGGTCTTATCTGTGGCTGTATCACAAGAGTGCCTAGAGCGAAAATTAGCTCTTGCTTTAGGGTCATCTCGACGGATCTCCATGTTAGGGTCGCCAAAAGTGACTTTCTTAGTCTTGTCACCGTCTTTAACGTACACGCCAAACTTCTTACTTGAACCTGCTGGAAGTCTAAAAGGTTTGTTAAGTGGTTTGTCAGCCTTGTCTACATAATAACCATCTTCCATCTTTTTGGTGCTAGACGGGTGACTAGAAGGTAACAAATCTTTATCGTGCTTAGGTGACTTAGAACCTGCCACAATCTTAAGGTAGCTGTTCACCCTAGCCATTGCCCATTGCTCAGGGCCAGTTACATTAGGGCGTACTGAAGAGGGGTTTGTTCTATAAGCACCTACACCCCTATTATAAACTGTCTGCAACATACCAGTCGTAACTTTATGTTTAGACTTAGCGTTATGCTCTTTTACTTTTACAGCTAGTCCTTTAGGCATGTTAGTACTCCTTTAGTCCATGTTGACATTAGTTGAGTTCCCTAGTTACAACTAATGCAAGGCTACCTGTGTTAGGGAAAGTTTCAATGGAACCATCTGTATATGTAACTTGAAATTCTACTGAGTATGTACCGACAGTATCTGTGTCACCTGTCTGCCAGTCATACCTAACCGTACCAAGAGCAGCATTGATAATCTGCACACTTGAATCAATCTTAAGTGTTCCATCAATAGCTTTAACAAAAATCTTAGCTGTGGCAGAAGTTATGTTGACTGGAGTATTATTAGCGTCTTTAAGCTCTGCTAAGATAGAGGGACTGGTATCATTTTGTTTAATGTGGAAAGCCATTATGCCGCCTTATTATAATTTCCATCAAGGACAGCAGAGTTTGCCGTGCTTTGTATAAGAGCCTGATTAGTTGAGTTAGCTGTAATAAACACAGCCCGTCTGAGTGAAGCTCTGAATATATCTGCATCGTAGTATGTCACTACGAATGTACCTTTGTCTGCTTCAAGTACATGACCAAACCCATTAGATTGACCAGTAAGGCTGAATACACCAGCAGCAGCAGGTAGGGTTAGCTCTGGCTCTAATCTTGCATCATCAGCGGTAAGAACAAAGCTACCAGCCTCTGCATCAAGGACTTTACCACGAATTAGGGTAACATCTTGCCCCGTCAGAGTGAAGGAGCCTTGCGCCCCAAGCATGTAGTAGTTTACATCTAGTGCTGCATCTTCAGCGCCAAAGACAAAAGAACCAGTTTCAGCAACAAAGTTATCGTTGACATCGAAGTTAATGTCTTGGCCCGTAGAGGTGAAGCTACCCGACTCAGCCTCAAGTATCTCACTAATATTAAGAACAGCGTCTTGACCAGTTAAAGCAAAGGAGCCAACGACACTTGTAATACTTGTTGCAGTATTAACAACCTGACCAGTTAGGCTGTAGCTACCAGCTTCTGCAAACAAAGCATAGTTACGAAGTAGATCAGAGGTCTGACCCGTCAGAGTAAATATGCCAGTTTCCGCATCTACGATAGTAGTTGGAACTATATTGGCATCTTGACCAGTTAAAGCAAAACTACCAGAACCGTTCTGAATACGGGTGTTGGTATTTGCTGCTTGACCCGTAAGGCTGAGAGAGGCAGTTCCAGCGGATAGAGTTACACCAAAGACGTTAGCTTGACCTGAGAGGGTAAAGGTTCCCTCAGAAACAGGTAGTGGGTACTCAATACCAAAAGACTGGCCCGTTAGTGTAAACTGACCTGTGCCAGCAACCTTGCGGGTATTATCTGTAATCTGTTGCGGGGATACAATATATGTACCCTGTTGAGCAATTATCTTAGCGTCAAACCTAAAGCCAGCGTCTTGACCAGTAGCAGCAAAAGATCCAGCATCAGCGGGTTTTGTAACAATTAGCCCAGCATCTTGAGCCGTGTAAGTAAAGACACCAGTGCCGATGATCTCGCTGGTAGAGAAAGTTACATCTTGGCCTGTCGCAACAAATGAACCCGCACCAGCGACTAGATCGTGAGCTTCAAAGCCTATGTCATCTGCGATTGCTGTTGAGGCTAGTGGTGAAAATCCAAGCATGGCCTGTTTACCTTACGGCTTCGTCGGCCAGTCAGCGTCTGCCAAATTAGGCCAGTTAGAATGGGCTGTAATATCACGCAGCGCCTGACGATAAGTTGTCATAGCAGCATCCATCGTGACATCAGTAAGCGCAAAATAATCTGTTTCAGCCAACAACCCATCACGCTTGGTGCGATTAGATGCGGCAGTGGCTGCGTCCAAGGTGGCCTGATAAGCCGTTTCATGCTCCGCCTTGGTTGTCGTAACGCCATCTTCTGTAGTGTCAGCAAACATGTCACGAGCTACATACTTTTCGACCCAGTTGCCGTTGCTGTCCTGCTCAACGCCATCACGAACTGACACTTGATATGCGCCTGTGGTGGCCGCTGGGCTTCGTAGAACTGGGTCTAGGTTTAGCGCATCTAGCGTTGCAGCTTTCCAGACCCGTGGCAAAGACATGTTGGGGTTAGCTGCCCGCCATTGCCCCTGAGTTTTCACTTCGCCTGTTGTTCTGTTTCTGTATTCAGCCATCAGAGTGATCCTTTCGTGATGCTGTTGATGTTATGCTATTGCGTAGAAGATAAAGGTACGACCTGATTCGTTTAAGTCTGAGTATTGTACTTTAAAGCCGGAGTTATCGGGTTGTATTGCATCAATAGCAGAACCAAATGCACTACTTTCTGGGCTTTGTGCATTGGGTAAATTTAACATCAGTACACCATCGTTTACAGTGGTTGTTATACCCCTATCCACATCAAAGATGTACCATTGTCCATTATGGCTAGAGCATTTTATAATAACCATTCTGGCACCACTGCTAAATCCACAATCAATTGTTTGTGCAGTGCCACCAGTTCCTGTGTAGCTCCCTACCTTGGATATGCCAGCTAGGGTTGCGAATAGGTAGGCTATGTGGGCTAAAGGGCTTTCGTTTACATCATTCAATGAGCCTAAAGTAAATACGGATGAGGTTGGGGTTGTACTGTTCCACGCAGAAGTGAGAGTAGCAGATGCAGCATCTGAGTTAAGTACAAGCACCTTAGTATTTCCTAGTGCAGAATGATAAACCCTCCAATCACTGCTGTAAGGACGTTGCTTCACCCACATCATTTCTGGTGCGACACCAAGGTTATGGCTTACGGTTCTACCTGCGGTTGAGTTGCCAAAATAAGCAACGCAGTCCATGTAAGAAGGCGCACGTTTCCACATCCAAGAGTAGTAAGTGCTATCCGCACCTAAATTACCAAAGCCATTTTGATTGTCAAAAGCAGTCCATGTCTGGGAAGCCTCTGCGGCTGTTGAGTGAGAATTTAAACCTTTTTCACCTCGTAGCCTATCTAGCTGCTCCCAAGCACTTGATGCAGTGCCTTTAACCATACTAAAATCTACAGGAAAACCAGATGTCCAGTTTGGCTCACCTGATGACCAAGTATCAATAGCAAACACCTCAGTCGCACTCGTAGGCACAGCAGTAGGGCGGCGAATGGCTATGTAGATCATGTTTTGACTGGAACCGTTTACCCTTGAATTGCTGCTTTTTACATCAAACCCCGTAGCCGTTAGGTCAACCCTAGATGCCTGTGAAAAACCAGACCCCGACGCATACTCAGCGGCGCTAGACTCTGGTCTTAACACAGCAGGGCCATCACTAGATGACGGAATACCTCTCATAGAGTCTATAATAACCCAATCATCTGCTCTGTCTGCGTTACGGATTAAAAGCCACTGAGGTTCAAACCCAAGATTGACACTTGGCCCAGTAGCAGAACCATTACCAGTATAACTACCACACTTGATAATATCAGCATCACCATCAGGGCCGAACTCACCGTCACCGTTATTGTGAGCAAATAGGTAGGCTACGTATGTCTGACCGCTTTGATTTACGTTCGCATTTGTTCCAACAGTAAACTCTGTTGAAGTTGGCGCAGTATCATTCCATATGCTTGCGTTGTCTGCCCTTGCTGTCGTGTTGTTCAGATTTAGTCTATAATCTTCAGGGGCCGATCCATCTAACCCGCGGTGATACACTTGCCAATCATAACCAGTGCTTGTGCATTTCACAAAGATTGAACCTACTGTGGCCCCTAGATTGTGACTTATGTTTTGAACGCTTCCCGTCCCGCTAAATGTAACGCAATCAAAGAACTTTTCGGCCTTGCGGAATGTCCAATAAACATGGTCATTTGACCACCCTACTCCATTTTGGGTGCCAAAAGTAAATCCATTAGAATTAAAGGATTTCATACCCTCACTGTTTGTTTGTTGAGCGTAATTTTGATTAGAGTTTAAAAACTTACCTATACCTTGCTCCGTGTCCATAAGAACATGATTAATAGCACTATCTCTTGCCTTAACCCAAACAAGCCCACCTTCTCCACTAAGGTCAATGTTATTTGTTATTGTTTGAGTGCTAGCCTCAGTACCAGTATACAAATAAGTGCTGAACACACCCTCTACGTCAAGGCCAGCACCACCAGCATTGCCAGCCGCCGCTTGTAATAGCTTTTTCTTCGTAGCCATCGTTTATCCTAACGCTTGTCCAGCCGTAAATCCGTACCAGTTTGTGGCGTCTCTGGTGTAAAACACGAAGACATCCTTCGCAGATGCAGTCGCTGTCAGTGTTGGTGCCGTAGCCGCAGGCCAATCAACAGCCGCAGGCCAAGTAACCGTGAAGCCACTAGCAGATGCATCTTGGATGATCTCAATGCTGAAGCTGTATGCCGTGCCAGATGCTGGCGGGTTGCTGAATGTAAACGTGGTGTTCTCTGTGAGAGTGTGGCTGAATGCGTTGCCAGCTTCACAGTTTACCGTAGTGGCGTTGGACGATGATGTAACAGCGCCGTAAGTCTCGTTATAGCTGTCAACGATTAGCTCGCCAGTGATGTCTACATCGCCAGTGTAGGTTGCACCAACCTTAGCATTAAGCTGCGTTTGGATTGCAGAAGTTACACCTACGACATAATTTAGTTCTGCTGTGCTGACAGTAGCACCATCAAGTATCTGCACCTCAGCTTGAGTTAAATCAGCCAAAGCAGATGCGGTTGTACTTCCCATCGTTGCAAGTTCTGTTAGCTCAGCGTCTAGGGCTTGCTTAGCATCTAACTGCGTTTGGATTGCAGATGAAACACCAGAAACATAACCAAGCTCTGTAGTTGTAACGGTAGAGACTGCAATATCTCCCCCCGCATCAGAAGTTAAGGCACGGCTTGCCGTTAAGTCTGACATCCGAACTATGGCCTTACCACCCATGCCTGAGTGATTGGAGCAATAGTAATACAGTACAGCAGGGGCATCCTGCTCTAGCTTTACTTGCGTGTAAGCGCCAGCGCTTCCAGCAGTTCCCGCTGTTGTTACACCTGTTGTAAATGGCGCAGATGGAGAGTTGTTATCATTAGTTGAAAACCGTAATGGATGGGAGGCATTAGTGCCATCAGACTGGTCAAAACGATATGTAACAGAGGGCTTTATTTCAACGGTCTGTTGGGAAGTTCCGTCTATTACAAACTTACCTCCCGCTACAGTAACCGCTATAGTTCCAAGAGGTTGCTTTGCATCAATCTGAGTTTGAATAGCGGAAGTTACCCCGTCAACGTAGCCAAGCTCAGTAGCTGTCAACGTAGCAGGGATGCCATCTAAGGTGTTTAATTCTGCTGCTGATGAAGTAACTCCAAGGTCAGCAAGTGAAGTTGGAACCGCATGACCGCCAGCAGTAGAGCCATCGT